TTTTTTGTATGGAATGTTCATTATGAAAAGTGCACACTCTGCACAGTAATAATTATGATTATAAACTATCACAGCCGCAAAATCATTACATTTCTCACACAATACTATTTTACTTTTCTTTTTTGGCATCTTTAATTTTTTTAATTTCTAGATCGCAATAGTGTTTAATCTTTTCAAGATCTTCTATACCATTTTTGTAAGGATATCTCAAAACATATTTCACAACGTTGCCTTGAAAAAACGTAAGTTCATTTTTAGAAATAAATTCATATGGTTGAATAATGTAGTGTTGGTAGTGGGATCCCCCGATTTGTTTATCTTGAGGAAAAGCTTCATCGAACATATTTTTATCTGACATAATTAGCCTCATATAGTTTGTAATACTTTCCTAGCGGAAAATTAAATTGATGATGAGTGCCTAACAAATGAAGTGTTCCCTTTGATCTGGTAGCACCCGTATACCAAACCCTAAGTTCTTTTATTTTTTCTGCTAAATTTTTTTTTTCAAAGTGAGAAGGAAAATTGCATTTACTAGATAGAACAACATTATCTGCTTCTCCTCCTTTTACCTGGTGTATTGTGTCTATAATAATTTTAGGAGGTTGATTTAAATCTACCCCTTCTTTAATCATTTTTAAAAAATACTGCTTATCTTTTTCTTTAAATTTTCTTTTAAAAACTTTTAACCAAGGAGCTTTATTATCTGTCATACCACATCTTAAATGTAATTCGTCAAAGTTAAATACCTGATTAGGATGAGCAAACGACCATTTTTTACTGTCTTGAGATCTAAATCCATGGTCTATGTTTAGTAAATACTCATACATAATGCAAGCTTCTTCTCTAGTAATGCTTCCCCCTTCACATATTTTTTCCCAATATTGAATAGCTTTGAACTGATCTATGTCGAAAGATTTGTTACCTTTAACATCTTGATAATAAAGAGATAAATTCCTAGCTTCTTCTTGTAGTTCTTTTTTAACATCGTTGATGCGTGCTAAAATTAACCAACTACCAGTTAGATTCCAGGGCACCTTCTTCAAGGTATTCCAATAATATATGGCCCCATCTTTATCATTTGAATAAAACTCTTTTTCTACTCTATTGTTTTTCATACCTAACAATAAACATTTAGAAAAAAAATGTACGTCTTTGTTAAGCCTGACTGATTTTTTTAAAATTACATTTCTTCCAGGAAAGCTTTGAAAATATTCAACCTCAGCACCATTCCATTCGTAAATTGCTTGATCGTCATCTCCCGCTATGTAAACTCTCCATACATTTTGTGCAATTTTAACTACCATGTCCCACTGTAACGGGGTTAAATCTTGAGCTTCATCTACCATTAAAACTTTTATAGGAAGTTGTCCCGCATCATCTATAAATTTTTTTACCATATCGGTGAAGTCTAGTCTGTCCGCTGTCCGTTGTCCGTTATCCATTTCCATTGTTTTAAACTCCTCGTATCCCGCAATAATCGACTTGAACTGTTGTAAACGTACCGCTTTTCTCGGTTGTTGTTTATATAACCAAACTGGATCTACTTTCATGTTTCTTGCTCTATCGTAAATTTGAAGCGACCAATTGTTATAAACTTTCACATCATCATATTCATTTTTAAAATTTACTTTTACCGTTCCGTATTGTGTATGAAACATTAATAAATCTGCTTTAGGATCTAACACCGGTATTTCAGCAAACTGCTGTCGAGCCAAACTATGTAAGGTTCTAAAATATTGAAATCTATCTTCATCATACTCTTTAAATTTTTTACGAATACGTCCAACACATTCATCTACCGCTTTATTAGTAAAAGATATGTAGCATATCTCCTCTGGAGATATTCCTTGTTTTAAAAAACGTTGAACTCTTCTTAAAAGATTCTCAGTTTTTCCAGTTCCGGGTGGCCCAAAAATTTTAATTGTCTTCCCACGCAGCTTTTTGTTTAACGAATTTAACATCTTTGTTTTTATGCTCTGTTTGTTTTGGTAATTTAACAACCCAATGACGTGTATCAATGTTTTGAAATTTTTTCTTTGGCACTGCTCCCCCTGCTTCTAAGAATTTAGTACAATCTTTTTCGGACCAATTGTACCCCATCTTTTTCATAAATTTTCTAAACGTTTCTAGTTTAAATCTCATCTCTACTTTATCTATCCAAATATTTCCTGAGTCTATTTGATCAAACTCAGTGGTATCCTCTACATCTTCTAAGAATTGCGATAACCTTGAATTAAATACATCATTCTGTTCTTCATGAGCATCAAATCCTTCCATGTCTTGTTTGTTAGAAACTAATTCTTCAAGCCAATCTCTATAAGGATCTGGATCTCTTTTTGATGCTTTAAGAGGTCTCCAAACAATATCATAATTTAATAATTGCTCTCCTAGTAGTTGCTGTTGGTATAATTGTTTTGTAGATAATCTAACTGACTTTCCTTGTATGGGAAGAATCCAATAAGGTTCCGGATATGAATTTATTTTAACAAGTTTCCCAACTTCAGGTATAGCTTCATTAGCCCCAATACCATGCTTACGTCTCAAACATGTGCTTGAAGAACAATGCATTCTAGCTATGGATGTTTTACATTTATAAGCATACTCTTTATTTTCAACTCCTCTAAAAATATTTTCTAATTCTTTTGGATGTAATTCCTCAGAACATACTTTACCCATCATCTTACGTGTCCAATCTTGGTACATGACAGGATCTGGATTAATTTTTTTACCTAATACAGCTACATTAAACATAGCATCGTTACGGCCCTCACCTTTTTGCACTTTGTTTTTCATAAAGTTAACTACACAAGGTGGGTAATCTTTTGTTTCATCGTCTTGAAATACTTTTAATTTTTTAAAATTTTCTGGGGTAAGTTTATGTTGTTTTACAAATTCAAATAAATCTTCTAATTTAATCGAGTTACCATCATCATCCATTGCAACTCTAGTTGTCATGTGCGCTTTTTGGTAAGGAAGGTTTACATAACTTCCTTTATGTTTGTCGTCCCACTTTTCCGGGGTAAGATCTACTTTGTCTTGGGCAGGATAAATATCTGTTGTAGTATCATTAACACCTAAATCAGAAGCAAGCTCAATTAATTTTTTACGCATGTCGGAAGCTTCGACAACACCGTCAATGAATAATATTAAATGGAGTCCGTTGGATTTTGATCTGAATGGGACGAGTGGGTATTTCCTTTTCCGTATAACCGATATAACGTCCTTATGCTGTATATTATAACGATCAACATCGATGACCCCCCAACTGCATGTATTATCATCTCGAATGGGAACTGATCCATAGTAAGCTTCTCCTTTTAAATGTTGTAACCAATGATCCTTAGTCATTGGTTTGGGTTCAACCCAATGCCTAAATTCTTGCTTCCCGTCCCGGCTACGCGTTTGGCCTAACGGTTTAGAAGCTCCAAAATATGTGAGTGAACCCTGGAAGAGTTCTATAAACTCCCCCAGGGTCTTGTCAAGTACGTCCATACTAGAATGGTGATTTTTCCGTGGACTCTTCTTTATCGTGATTAACTTTTACAGCTCCTTGCTTACAACTTTTGTAAAAATTATAAGCAGACTCTAAGACATCGCTCGATTGAATTGTACCCTCATGTTCAATCTCCCAACCATACCAAGAACCTAAATTATTCTTTTCTAGTACAGTTTTAAGAATGTACGTTTGAGTAAATGGTGCAGGTTTGAAATAACCTGATCCATCTTTTTTCTTCTCTCTCACTGACATCATCATTGAATTCCACTTTTTAGACTTTTTTCTTTGAGTAGATTTCATAGTCATCATAGCAGTGCTAGATACGTCTTTGTCTTCCACAATTAAGACGTAATGTGAAGCAGTCTCTTCAACGTAATTTCCGTTTTCGAGTCTATCTTTATTCTTATCGTCTCTGTTAGTTTTCGACATTATATCACTGTCTGCAGGATAGATATTTACAGGTGCTGAACTTCCATCCATACCTCTGTCTCTCCACTCAATATACTCAAGCTTATAAAAACATGGAACTACTGAAATTCCTTTTTGACCATCATATAATTGATTAGTTACAGTGTTAAAAATCATACCAGGTCTTGCGTCTGGTATGAATTGTGAATCTCCTTGCGTTACTTGTGGAGATAGTTGACCAAGTATTTTTAAAAATGGTAAAGCCAAACTTTTTGAGTCTACATTTTCAAAACCTTCGTCTGCAAATTGTTCCAAATTTATATTTGCAACAGCGCCACCAACTTCTTTGACAGCGACTTCTTTTTTGTCATTTATTTTCATAGTTACTCCGTTATTATTTGTTCGTTATTTTTGTCTTATTAGCAATATACACTCCAAACATATCAAATGGAACCTGTTTTCCTTCTTCCACTTGTTCTTTA